AGATTTAGCGAAAGAAGAAAGGTTTTACAAAGCGGGGGTCGAGGCTTTAGATGCTCTAGAGAAAAAGAAAAAGATTCCTACAGTAAAAGCAAAACCAGGACCAATTAAAGTACGGCCTAAAGAGTCAGACCAACCTAAGAAAAAGATGACCTTTGGTGAAAAGTTTAATCTTGAACGTGGACTTAATGCGCCTACCTTTGAGTTTAATGGTAAACAATATACTACTCGATATAAAGAAGAGTCTATTGAAAAACATAAGAAAAAATTTAAAGTAAAAGGTAAATATCCAAAAGCTAAAAAGAGATAATAAATTATGTGACCCTGCTATATAAGCATAGCGGGGTTGCATTATTATCTATAGTATGTTATAACTATATATGTAAAACTATCCTTACCCAATAAGGGTTAATCAATTAAGGATAGTATTATGACTAAAGGTTTTAAAGCTTTTGCATCTCGTTGCTGGAACTCACATATACAACGTCAACAACGTAGAGCAGACTACTGGATACTAACTAATATGTCTGACCATGATCTACGAGACATAAATATTACTCGTACAGAAATAAGGCAAAAAATATATGGGCCGAAAGTTAACTAGTAAACAAGAAAAGTTCCTAGCTGTCCTGTTTGAGGAAGCACGGGGTATCCCTGCACGAGCTACAGAGCTAGCAGGGTACGCCGCTGGAACTGCTTCTACTACTATTATGAACACCTTGCAAGAAGAGATTGCAGATCTTACGAAGAAGTTTATAGCTACTCGTGGGCCTCAAGCTGCTTTCTCTATGCTAGATGTAATGCAGAATCCTACTGACTTAGGTAACAAAGAGAAGATGGCAGCAGCAAAAGACCTCTTAGACAGAGCTGGATTTGTTAAAACAGATAAAGTAGAAGTTAAATCAGAGAGTCCTTTATTTATATTGCCACCTAAAACACATGAAGATTAAAAAAACTTGGCAACTTCCTCAACCAGACTCGGTGGATGGAGAGTATGAGTGGCTCTCAGTGGTAAGAGTAGGCAGGGTTATACCATTTGGGTATAGACAAGACCCTGAAGACTCTGATATACTACTACCAATCCCAGAAGAGTTAGAATTATTTGAGCAAGCTAAGAAGTATCTTAAGCAATACAGTCTCCGTGAGGTTTCTAATTGGCTAAGTACTACCTCAGGCCGCTACATCTCTCATGTGGGTTTAATGCAGAGGGTTAAACTTGAGCAAAAACGTAAAAAAGAAGCTTCAATCCAACGCTTCTATGCAGAAAAGTATAAAGAAGCCGCAGAGAAAGCCGAAAAGCTCGAAAACCAACGTATCGGTGCAAGAGTTAGAAAAGATAACAGTGCCAGCACAGGTCAAGCCGCCTGAATTTGAGGTAGAAGAAGCAATAAGAGAGATTATCTTTGAACCTAACCCAGGTCCACAGACAGATTTCTTAGCTTCTACTGAACAAGAGGTACTATATGGTGGATCTGCTGGAGGTGGCAAGTCATACGCCATGATTGCAGACCCTGTACGCTGGTTAAACAACCCACATGCCACAATGTTGCTGGTACGTAGGAGTACAGAGGAGTTAAGAGAGCTTATATCTGTTTCCAAGCTCCTTTATCCCAAGGCAATACCTGGGATCAAGTTTATGGAACGGGATAAGACATGGGTTGCACCCTCAGGTGCTACTCTGTGGATGTCCTACCTAGACAGAGACGACGATGTGATGCGATATCAGGGGCAGGCCTTTAATTGGATAGGCTTTGACGAGATGACGCAGTGGCCTACGCCTTATCCTTGGGATTACATGCGCTCAAGGCTACGTACTACTAAAGATTCAGGGTTACCCCTCCACATGAGGGCAACAAGTAACCCAGGAGGTCCAGGCCACCAATGGGTTAAGAAGACTTTTATTGATCCTGACGTTCCAAACAAGGCTTTTTGGGCAACTGACGGAGAAACAGGCGAAACAATTACATGGCCTAAGGGTCACACTAGAGAAGGCCAACCACTCTTTAAACGTAGGTTTATACCTGCAACTTTGTTTGATAACCCTTATTTAGCAGACGATGGCATGTACGAAGCCAACCTTCTGTCGTTACCTGAGCATCAACGTAGACAATTACTTGAAGGTGACTGGGATATTAATGAAGGTGCAGCCTTTCCAGAGTTCAATAGACGAGTACATGTAATTGAACCCTTTGATATACCCGATAACTGGGCTAAGTTTCGTGCATGTGACTACGGATATGGTTCTTACTCAGGTGTTGTATGGATTGCAGTAGCTCCCAATGAGCAATTGATTGTCTATAGGGAAATGTATGTATCTAAAGTTATTGCTACAGACTTAGCTGATATGATTTTAGATGTTGAGTCTAGTGAGAAAATACGTTATGGTGTACTCGATAGTAGTTTGTGGCATAAACGTGGTGACACTGGTCCTTCTCTAGCAGAACAAATGATTATGAAAGGATGCCACTGGAGACCTGCAGATAGATCTAGAGGTTCTCGTGTCTCAGGTAAGAACGAACTACACAGAAGATTACAGGTAGATGAGTTTACAGAAGAACCTAGATTAGTATTTTTTAATAATTGCCCTGAGATTATTTCTCAACTACCAGCTATACCTCTAGATAAAAAAAATCCAGAGGATGTAGATACAAATTCTGAAGACCACTTATATGACGCCTTGAGATACGGTGTCATGACAAGACCTAGAAGCAGCCTCTTTGATTACAACCCTGCATCTAATTCAGGTTTTCAGGCAAGCGACCCAACCTTCGGTTACTAAGGAAAAACAATGGCAGAAGATGATCTTTTTGAAGATGGAATGACAATGGATTCAATAGAGTCTAATGCAATAGAAGATACAGATGAAGATAGTTACTCTGATCCAGATACAGGAACTGTTGTTGGTTTTGTAAAAGGACATTACTATAAAGCTTCTACTTATCGAGAGGCTGATGAAAGACGTTGGATACAATCATACCGTAACTACAGAGGTTTATATGGTCCAGATGTACAGTTTACTTCTACGGAGAAGTCTCGCATATTTGTTAAGGTTACTAAAACAAAAGTTCTTGCTGCTTATGGTCAGATAGTAGAAGTTCTCTTTGGCAATAACAAATTTCCAATTACAGTTGACCCTACTACTTTACCTGAAGGTGTTGCCGAGTCTGTAAACTTTGAATCTAATCCTGATATGCAAAAAGCTAAGGCAGAGTTTAGTTCAGAAGAAACTAGGCTTATGCCTGGAGAAACTGTTGTAGACTTACGTGAACGTCTTGCAGGTCTTAAGAATAAACTTGGACCAGTAGCAGATATTCTTAAAGAAGGTACAGGTAATACAGCTACAGAAGTTACTTTGCATCCTGCAATGATCTCTGCAAAGAAAATGGAAAAGAAAATCCATGATCAACTAGAGGAATCTAATGCGAACAAGCAACTACGTGTTGCTGCTTTTGAATGTGCATTGTTTGGTACAGGTGTTATGAAGGGTCCGTTTGCTGTAGATAAAGAATACCCTAAGTATGTAGAGGGTGAATACAAACCTATAATTAAAACAATGCCTCAAACTTCTTCTGTATCTATTTGGAATTTTTATCCAGATCCTGATGCAAATAATATGGATGAAGCTGAGTATGTAATTGAACGACACAAGATGTCACGTACACAATTACGTGCGCTTAAACGTAGACCTTTCTTCCGTAATAATTCTATCGACACTGCAGTTGGAATGGGTGAGTCCTATTCTAAAGAGTGGTGGGAACAGGCTATGGAAGATGACTCTTATGAAACTAAGACACAACGCTTTGAAGTATTAGAGTTCTGGGGCAATGTAGATATAGAAGTTCTTAAAGGTCATGATGTAGATATCCCAGAGAACTTAAAAGATTTAGATCAAGTCTCTGTTAATATTTGGATATGTAATGGTCAAGTTCTTCGACTAGTTATGAATCCGTTTACCCCTACAAATATTCCTTACTATGCTGTACCTTACGAAGTAAGTCCTTACAGCTTATTTGGTGTGGGTAT